GATCCTGCTTTACTCAAGCTGGATGAAGACAGAAAGCACACAGGCCCACCACCGCCAGAAATCATGGCACAAATCAGAAATGCTTTAAAAGGAAAAGTAACATGACTGAAGAACAATTTGAAGACGCAATGAACACATATGAGTTGGAAGACCGATATGCAGAGTTCATTGAGGCTCACCACCCTGTTGGCAATAATCATGTTTTGATAAGACTGATGGAAAGTGGCGATTTTTATGAAGACTTCAAAGATTCGATGGTGACAGAATGAACAAGATCGAATTTGGTGATTGCAGGGAAACCATGCGCCGCTGGAAAGAACAGGGCATCAAAGCACAGACTTGCGTGACCAGCCCACCTTACTTTGGATTGCGTGATTATGGGCATGATGGGCAATTAGGGCTTGAAGAAACGCCAGAGGAGTACATCAGGGCAATGGTTGAGGTGTTTCGCTGTGTGTGGGATGTGCTGGAGGATGATGGGACGCTGTGGTTAAACATTGGGGACAGTTATTGCAACAGCAATGGATTTGCCAGAGCAAGCCCAGAATATCAGCGTGAAGGCAGAAACAATATGCCAGCCAATGACAGAAAATTGGACAAACTACACGCTACTGGCTTAAAAACAAAAGACCTTATTGGCATACCTTGGATGATGGCGTTTGCTTTGAGGGCTGATGGTTGGTATCTGCGCCAAGACATTATTTGGCACAAGCCCAACCCTATGCCTGAGAGTGTGCAAGACCGATGCACGAAGGCGCATGAGTACATTTTCTTGATGAGCAAGTCGCAGAAGTATTACTACGATGCGGATGCGATAAAAGAAGAAGCAAACGAAGATTCTGGATTTGCTAAACAAAGAGCAAAAGGAATTGATACATGGAAATACAACAATACATCAGAAAGAATTGCTCAAACAGGTCAAACAATTGAGGCATCAACTTTCGGTGAAATTGGCAAAAGAAACAAACGAAGTGTGTGGACTGTTACAACCAAACCCTACGCTGGCGCACATTTCGCAGTATTCCCATCAGACCTGATCGAACCCTGCATTCTTGCTGGCGCACCTGTTGGCGGCATTGTGCTTGACCCTTTTATGGGCAGCGGCACAACAGCGCAAGTGGCGCAGAACCTGGGGCGGCAATACATCGGCTGTGAGTTGAACCCTGCCTACATGGAATTGCAGAACATCCGCACAGCACAACAATCATTAGTCTTGGAATAACTCATGCAAGCAGAACAAATAGCCCAGGCGTTAGGCAACGCCAAAAGAGTCAACGGGCAATGGGTGGCCTCATGCCCCGTACCCTCGCATGGGCAGGGTAAAGGGGACAGGAATCCCTCCCTTTCAATCTCTGATGCGGATACTGATGCCATGGTACTCTTTAAGTGTCATGGCGGGTGTGATCAAGATTCAGTCTTCAGAGCAGTCAAAGACATGGGACTACTCCCAGAACTACCCCCCAGGCCGCACCCACTAGATAACCTCAAGCCTTTCGTGCCTGTGGTGTCTGCCCTACCACCCACCAACCCAAGCAACCTCGAGCATGAGTGGCACTACACAGATGAGGATGGTGTAACCCTCTTTATCAAGCAAAGGTTTAAGACCAACACAGAAAAGGGCAAGGATTACAGGCTTGTGAGAGTCATGCCTGATGGGTCGAGGGTCAACAGGCTTGGGGACTCAAGGATTGTTTGCTACAACTTACCAGCCGTGATTGGTGCGGTGGAATCTGGCAGGGCTATTTATCTCTGTGAAGGGGAAAAGGCTTGTGATGCTTTGATAGGTTTGGGAGTTGTAGCCACCACAAGTCATGCTGGATCAGGCTCCTGGCCCACAGAACTCACCCAATACTTTGTCAATGCCAATGTGGTGGTGGTTCCCGACAATGATCAACCTGGGTGGAAGTACGCCAAGAAAGTGGTGGAGTGCTTGCTTGACGCACCTGTCAGATCAATCAGGGTTATTGACTTGAACCTACCCTTCCCAGGAGATGATGCCCATGAGTTTGTGGGTATGGGCTACGGGAAGATGGAATTGGCACAACTGGCAAAGGAAGCTCAATCCCTCAAGTCTGTCCATGAAGTGTTTATTCCTGAACACATCTTGGCTTTGACCGCCACAGAGCCAGTGGTTTCAGAAACTCAAGAGGTTTTTGAGGCGGTAGTTTCTGAAGCTAGTTCTAACGCCAAACCCAAGAAGTCCTATGTGATCGAATCTTGGGATGACATCCAAGATCAGCCCGTTGAGTGGCTTATTGATGGGGTGTTGCCTAAGAAGTCTTTCATAGCCCTGTATGGCCCCCCTGCCAGCTTCAAATCATTTGTGGCTTTGGACATGGCTTATTCGGTGGCATCAGGTGTGGAGTGGATGTCAAACCCTGTCAACTCCCCTGGCGCGGTGCTATATATCTGTGGAGAAGGGCATGGAGGAATGGGCGCAAGGATCAAGGCTTGCAAGATATTTAAGGGTAGTCAGGGTGGTGAGCCACTCTTTGTGATCAGGCACCAGATCAACCTGAGATCAAACCATGATGACTTCCTAGCCCTGATTGAGGGGATTGACAACCTGCTGACAAGTCATCAATTGTCGTTATCTCTGGTGATTATTGACACTTTGGCTAGGTCATTTGGGGGAGGAAATGAAAACTCAAGTGAAGATATGTCATCCTTTATCACCCAATGCGGAAGGTTGATGGAGCGTTATGAGACAAGTTTGATGCTCCTGCACCACTCAGGGAAGGACATTTCAAAGGGTCTGCGTGGACATTCTTCACTCCTTGGGGCCGTGGATACAGAGTTGGAGCTGGTCAGAGTGGACTCAATGATCAAGTCAGCAGAGATTGCGGGGCAGGGAATCTTGACCATAACCAAGCAAAAGGATGGTGAGGACAACCGCAAGATCGGGTTTGAGGTAGTTCCCGTGGTGCTGAAATCTTCAGGGATTGGCTTAGATGACATCACCAGTTTGGCGGTTCAATCGTCAGATTCTGTGGTTAGAGAGCGCCAAGAACAGGCTAAAAGTGGGCGCGGAAGTAAGGCTGGAAAGGGTAAAAATCAGCGTTTAGAGATGCAAAGTCTGAAAATAGCCATGAACTCTAAAGGTTACAGTTCTAGTACGCCAGAGGGCTTCAAGAAGGTGGTGGATTTGGAGTTTTGGAGGCAAGAATTTAGCTTGATGGTGCGTGAAAAGGACACTTCAGAGGATACTTTTAGCAAGGCTTGGCTGCGTTGTAAGAAGAATTTGCAGGAGTCTGGACAAGTCAGAGTGAGGGGAAATGTGGTCTGGATGGTGCGTGATGAAGACAAAAAAGAGGAATTCTAAAATTGTTACAAGTCGGACAAATGGACAAATGAGGACAAATGTCCGTCATTTGTCTGTCCGGAGTAGGACAGACAAATGGACAATCCTATAGGATGTCCATTTGTCCTGTCTCCGGATGGCCTGATGTGTCAGTTATCTGTAAGTATTGTTTTGAAGTGATGAAAGGATTTTGTTTTGGATAAGTCTAAAAGTTTGAAGTTACCTAAAGGGGTGATGCCTAGTTTCCCTGCTGACCCTTTTGATGTTCATGCGGAAAGTTTGCTCATTGGGTTGGAGAGGTTTCGGGGTGAAATGGATGCCAAGTGGGGAAGTGGGAGACTGTATACTTTAGTTGATTCTGGGTTTCGGGAAAAATTGTGGTTGCAGACAGAGAGAATTTGGGCGGCACAGAAATCTAGAGACATTGAAAAGATGGACAAGGCGGTGGCTGGTTTGATCAAAGGATACAAGCTGCTGGATGCTTGGGGTCTTGAACATGGTGTGCCACTGAAACCAGATGCACCAGGGATTGAGAAAGAGATGGATGACGGGTCAATCTTGGTTGTGGTCAAAGATGATCAAGATGCTAAGGTTTATGAGAACTTCTATGGGTCACGGGAAAAACACTTGTGGACAATGGCTGAGATCGAAATCCTCCTCCAGGCTCCAGTTCTTCAAGAAGTCATTAAGTACAAGAAACTTTATCGAGGTTCCAAGATGACAATGCTAGACAAGCAGCCTGGGAAGTTTCCAGATGGTGGATCCACAGGCTTTGATGATGTGGTCAACGACATTAGCTTTGAAGGTGATGGTGAGATGGTAAGAAGGTATTTGGAGCCAAAGGAAGCTGCGAAATGAGGACAGGCAGGAAATGCCACACAGATACAGTTTGGTTTAAGCGCAAGCTGTCTGATCCCGATAGGGAGACTTTACTCTGCGCTGGTTCTGGCGACATCAGCACAGGATTCATGGAAATGCTGATGATTTATCAATTCATCTGGAGTCAGGGATTTAGGCCAGAAATGGACATCTCAAGCATTCGGGTTGACTTGGGTATAGGCAATAAAGAAAATGCCTTGTAGCCCTGTTTTAAGCGGTTCTAGCACTATATCTATCGAGCCAGCATCACTCTTGGCGTTGGTTACTTCTGGATTCAAAGTGTATACACTTTTGTGGACAATCCTGTGTACAGAGTTGTATATGGTCAGGCTACCTTACTAATGCACCATCCGCCCCTCACGCACTCCCCGCCGCCAGATCGGGCCGAAAACCATCAAGTTATCCACAGGCGAGTGGGCAAGGTCTGCCTATTTTCTGTGCAACTTGCTGATTTCTTACAAATCACTGTGGATACCCTGTGCATATCCACAAAATAACTTAACATAATGGACGTTGTACGTAGTAGCAGTGGATAACAGTAGGTGAAAACCCGTAGGTTTATCACTTTGATAGGGGGGAGGGGGTGGGTCGGTCGCCAGAGTTTTTGTGTACCCACCGCCCCACCGAAAAAGCGAATTGAGACATAATGACGCAACAACCCCCTTTCCCGAAAGGAAAAAAAGTGGAAACCACCGATCAAGCGCAAACACAAGAAGAACAACCCACACAAAGAAAAGCTGGCAGACCAAAGGGCGCAAAGAACAAAGCCATGACCATTCAGCGTTACGCTGACAACCCACCAGCCGTAATAGCCAAGACTGACTATGCAAGGCAAAAGGAGTTGAGGGATTTGCTTCTAAGGAGTGCTGGCAAGGATGTGACGCAGAAGGTCATCCAGATTGCGTTGAATGATGATCACCCAGGCCAGATGGCGGCGATTAAGATGTGCATGGACAGGACATTGCCTGTGAGTATGTTTGAAAAGGACAGGGGTCAGAGGTCAGCAGTTACTATCAATATCACGGGCATTGGCGTGGACATAGACTCGCCCAAGGTGGTGGACATGGAGATTGAGGATGTTGAGGTTAAGCCATAATGGGTTCTTGTTGGTGTAAGCGGATTGGCCCCGTGGGAGTTTCAGTTCAGTTGCGCCCCACCCTGCCTTATGGGAGACACCAACAATCTACAGAGGACGATGGATAAATGGCTGATCTAAACTTTCCCCTCCTGCCCTGGCAGCAAGAAGTGTTTGCTGACAAGACGAGGTTCAAGGTGATTGCTGCAGGTCGGCGGTGCGGGAAGTCTAGGTTGGCGGCAACCACTCTCATTATTGAAGCACTCAAGTGTCCTGCTGGAAGTGCGGTGCTGTATGTGTCGCCCACAATGGGTCAGTCGCGTCAGATCATCTGGGATTTGTTGCTAGAGATCGGGCGTGAGGTGATCTCTGGGAGTCATGTCAATAATCTTGACATCACCATGATCAATGGGGCCAGGATATATGTTCGTGGTGCGGACAGGCCAGATACTCTGCGTGGGGTGTCTTTGACTTACGCAGTCTTGGATGAGGTTGCCGATATTAAGCCAGAGGCTTGGGAGCAGGTTATCAGGGCTAGTTTGTCTGACAAGAAGGGCCGTTGCATGATGATCGGCACTCCCAAGGGGAGAAATTGGTTCTATGATATGTTCAACCTGGGGAAAGAGGGTACTGACCCAGAGTGGAAGTCGTGGCACTTCACAACCCAAGACAACCCATTGATAGACCCAACTGAGATTGAGTCTGCCAAGAAGACGCTGAGTTCCTTTGCTTTTAAGCAAGAGTACCTAGCATCCTTTGACAACGCAGGAAGCGATGTTTTTAAAGAAGATTGGATCAAATATGGTGTGGAACCTGAGTATGGTAGTTACTTCATTGCAATCGACTTGGCAGGATTTGAAGAGGTGGCTAAACAAGCTGCTAACGCGAAAAAAAGACTAGATGAAAGTGCCATTGCAGTGGTCAAAGTCACTGATGATGGCAAATGGTTTGTCAAAGAGATTGACCATGGGCGGTGGGACATTCGAGAAACTGCCGCCAAAATCTTGATGAAGATGCGGGATTACAGGCCAATTTCGGTAGGAATCGAGCGTGGGGCGTTAAAAAATGCTGTTTTGCCCTACCTCAGTGACTTGATGCGGAAAAATAATGTATATTCGCACATAGTTGACCTAACGCATGGCAACAGGAAAAAGACAGACAGAATCATCTGGAGTCTCCAAGGGCGGTTTGAGCA